ACTGAGGAAGCTGCTTATGAAGGACTTGTAGAGTCTGCCATGAGTGGTGCTACTGTGATGGAGCTTACGAGACTTTATTTATTTAAAGGTTTTACTGAAGGCAAGTGGAATCCTGACTTAATGTTAATGCTTATTGAACCGATAGCATATATGATTATGGGTCTTTTAGAAAGGGCTGGAGTAAATGATTATGTTGTTATGGATGATGAAGATGATGAAGATATTTTTGGGGTAAAGATGCCTCAAGAAATGACAGAGGGCATGACTACAAAAGAAGAAGTTCCTGAAGAAGTAGAAGAAGTTATGCAGCAGAATGAGTCTTTGTTACAGCAAAGAACTCCTAGTTTGATGGAGAGAAGATAGATGGCAAGTGAACTAGATAATGTATTCACTACTCTAAGAAATGATCAGAGAAGAAGGGCAGATGAAAATGCTAGGCGTAGACGAAGGCGGCAGTATATTGTTGCTGCTGTTGATACAGGTATTAATCTTTATAAAGCCAATATGGAAAAAAAAGCAGATGATTTTTTAAATACTGCTCAAGCTGTTCAAGGCCGTAATGTTTATAATCAGGCACAGCAATTAAGTAAAACTTATGCAAATCATGCAGCTAAAGCTCAAAGTTATTTAGGCGGTGAAGACGCTTACGTTATGGATACTTTCGTAACTCCTTATGCTCAAAAAATAGCAGAAAAAGATCCTTACTTTAATACTAAATCAGATTTTGATAAAGCAGAAATTATAAAAAGTTTTGGTGAAAAATTTGGTGATCAGTTTAAAAATAACTACAAAGATATTCAAGCTTCTTTAAAAACACTAGATCTTTCTAAGGATTATGAAACATTTTTAGAAAAAGAAAATGTTTTTTCAAAGAACATGGGTTCTGATGTTATGAGGAAACTGTTTGGAGGTAAAAGCAGAACTGATGTTATTCTTGAATCAGAAGAAGGTGTTATAAAACAAATTTCTCCTGAAATTTATGAATTAACTACTAAAGATCTTTTCAATCAGGGTGGGACTTTTTCAGACGCAAAAGATTTTATAGCTAATAAAATAGCAAATGCAGATACTAAGTTATCCTTTAAAGGTATTGTAAAATTAGATAAAACCGTTATTGATGGAAAAGCTGTAGAACAAGTGGAAGCAAGGCAATTTTTAAATGAAGTAACTAACGAAGTAGTGTATTTTCCTTTAACAGGTGCTACAGATATGGAAAGACAAATAGTTCCTAGTACCTCATATAAATTAAAAAGAACTATTCAAATCAACGATGGTTATGGAACTAAAGAAGTAGTAGTTTATGATGATATAAATAAAACTGGTGAAAAAGAAGAGGTAGTAGGATCTACAGATAGTACAGATAAATTTATTTTTTCTAACGCAGCAGAAAATGTATCAAATGTTTCTAGAACTGGAAATACATATCCTAAAGTTCCTATTGCTTCTGACCCAGAAAAATATACTGCTAGAGTAAGAGATGTAGACAATTATATTGCTTCAAATTTAGATAGACCAATGTATAAAGTTTCTGGTTTATTTGGTGATAAAGAAGTTTCTTTAGGTGATATTTTAAAAGAAATACATAAAGATGCTGAAAGCAAGTCAGATGATATGCTTACGCTAGAAACATTTAAAAGTAATTTTTCTGATCTTGTAATGAGAGAGTCAATAAAAATAGAAGGTATAGTTTCAGAAGATGCTAAATTAGGAATGGCTACTCAAATTGTTTTAAATAGACAGGAAAGAAAAATAAAAGGAGATTTTAATAATCTCTATACTGGTAGTAATAACTATAGTAGTTACGTTAATCCATTAGAAGCATTAGACGCTTATGCTGATTTAGTTGAACAAGGTCAAATAAATGTAGACGGACAAAGTTTAAGTTCTATTCTTTTGATGATGAATGATTTAGAAGCAGTTAGATATACAAAAGGACTAAGACAAGTTAGTGGTGAAAAAAATGCTGTTTTAAATGGAATGTTTAATAAACAAAGTGTAAAAAATCTTTTTGATAGAGATTTATTAAATGCAAGATTAGTTGCAAGTTCTGAAGATTTAGAATTTAAAGAAAAAATAATTAATACTATGGAAGATACATATGTCCAATTATCAGGTATTGAAAAACCTTCTAAAATACAGACAGAAGTTAATGATGTTTTAGACCCAGATAAAACAACTCCTCCTCCTTCTAAAGTTACCAGTATAGACGATATACTAAGTACAATAGATGACACTAGTAAAAGTAACGCTAATGTTATAGCAGAAGTAGGAAGTTTTATAATTGATAATAACACAGCAGCTAAAGCTTTTAGAAATAAAGATATAATATTTAAAGCATTAGAACGAAGAGAAATTAATCCTTTTGTTGCGATATATCAAAATCTTTTCTTATCTCCAGACGAAAGAAGTTTACTAGATGACAAGTTTTATAATAAACCTAAACTAGAAAATAGACTTGAAAATAGCGATCTTTCTGAAAGTGAAAAAAAAGAAATTTTAGATGGGGTTGAAGAAGCTTCTAAGGGTCGTGATGTACCTCCATCACTAGATCTTAATGCTACTGTTGAAGAGACAGTAGAATACGTTGGTAATCTTTTAGGAGATAATGATAGAGAAATAGAGTTTATGAAAAGAGTTGTTAATCAAGAGTCTAACTTTGGAAAAGCTAAAGGTACAAACACAATGGCTGGCCCTAAAGGAAAACGAGGAAGTTTTGGCGTAGCTCAAATTGACGAGGTTGCTTTTGATCAAGTACAGAAAAAAATTAAAGATAGAAAAAATAGACTTAGTAAGTTTGTAGAGCCTTTTAAAGAAGCAACAGGAATAGATTTAACTGAAGTAACTTACGAACAGTTAGACAATCCTATATTGTCTATTGCTTTTGGAAGAATGTACTTACGTCAGCGAACTGCTGAAATGATACCTCTAACTTTAGAAGACCAAGGTGTGTACTGGAAAAAGTATTATAACACTTCAGCAGGTGCTGGTAAACCAGAAGACTTTATAAGAACTAATCAAGGCAGAGAATAATTAATGTCTAGTTTTTCAGATGATGACTTAAATAGATTAAGTAATCTTGGAGGCCGTTTTGTGCCTTCTAAACCTTATGTCGAAACCATAGGGGACTTAGAAAATGATTCTCAATATCAACAAGACGCTGAGAAGTATCTAACATATTTAGCTGCTAACACTAATGGCTGGCGTAAATTTATGGATGCCGGATCTTGGGGAGGCAATGATAATATTTTTGAAGTTTTAAGAGATGAAGATTGGAGATTAGGTACTATCTCAACTAGAGGTAAAATTTTTGAAAAGGCTCCTGAAGAAATAAAAGCTGCTTACAGAAGATTAAGAACTCGATTTGATAATGCTGAAATAGGAAATTCAAAAGAGTTTTTTGATTCTTTAGCAGATATAGGTACAGATTTAATTGCTGACCCTATAAACTTAGCTACTTTAATAGTTGGAGGCGGTTCAGTTCAGTTAGGTAAAAGCGCAGTTGCTAAGAAAGTAATACCTCAAACTTTATTAAAACTGGCTGCTGAAGATAGCACTAAAGCTGCTACTATTCGAGGTGCATTAGCAGGTTCTACATTTACAGGCACAGATAACTATTATAGACAAAATGCAGAACTAGCTTCTGGATTACGTAATGATTTTAATGTAGCTGAAAATGCAGCGTTTACTGCTGGAGGAGCTTTGTTAGGCGGTGCTTTTGGCAGATACTTTGGTGTTACTACTCCTAGTAAAACTAGACAAGCATCTTTAAATAATTCTGTAGATGAAAGCTCACTAAAATCTAAAAAAGATGCCGATGTTGATATAGATATAGCGACTGCATCTTCTTCTTTTGCTGATAATGTTTCAGTGACTATTGATGGAGAGTTTGAAGAAATAGTTGAAGATCAAATAGAACTAATTACTCAACAGTTTAAAACAGGCAACACAACTAAAGGTGAACTTTATGACGCTGTAAGACAAGCAATAAAAGAGAATCAAGGAGCTACAGGAGAAAAAATTAGAGAAAATATTAAACTAAGAGTTAGCAGGGTATTAAACGGAACTACTGCTAGAACTTTTGGTAAGCCAGCAGGAATATTAGATCGTTATATTAAGTATTCTAAAACGGCTTCAATGCTCCAGAAAAAGTTTAGATATGACTTAGGAAGATCGCTAAGAGGTGAAAGAAAACTAGAGGCTAGAGATTTTTTTGAGACATTTGGCGATATACGAGGATCTAGACTTATTAAAATTAAAGAAGCTCTAGAGCCTTTTAACTTGAATTTAAAAGGTCAAGCATTAGACGATGTTAAAGAAAACATAGTTAATGTATTAAGAGGTAATGCTAATCGTACTGGACAGTCAGAAGAAGTTTTAAAAGCTGCTGATAGCATTAGGGAAGTTTTAGAAGATATAGCTGTTGATCTAAAAGGTTTTGGAATTATAGATGATGCAGTTACTGGATACTTTCCTAGAATGTGGAATAGACAAGCTGTAGAAAGTAATAGAACTGCCCTTGAAGATCTTTTAGTTAGAAGCGGATCAACCTTTAAAAAAGGAACAAGCGATGTTAAGTTTACTAAAGAAAACGTAGGTGAGTTTGTTGATGGTATGCTTGATATTAAAAATAGAATAGATAACGGAACTAACAGTAGTTTCTTTTCTTCTAGATCAATAAACATTCAAAATGATGCTTTATTTGATGATTTTTTAGATAATAATTTAGATAGTATGTTAAATGCTTATACGGCACAGACTTCTAAAAGCATAGCTAAAACTAAAGTTTTTGGAGTTAGAGATGCTAGAGGATTTGAAAAACTTTGGATAGATCAAATCGGAAAAGAAATGAAGGAGGCTGGTCAAAAAGAATTTACTGCCTCAGAAAAACAAGCGATATTAGATGTTTATCGAACTGCCACAGGAGAAGGAATATCAAAATTTTCTGATAATGTTCAAGCAGGTCTTGATTGGTATGTGCTAGGGACAAGACTAGCTTTATTACCTTTAGCTACTGTTTCAAGTTTAACAGAGATTGCTATTAATATATCTAAAGCAGGGTTAAAAAATTCTACTGTTGGTTTTGCTAAAGCCTTTAAAACAGCATTAACTTCTGTTACTGATGATACTGTTGATGATTTAGTGACTAAAGGATTAACTAGATCTGAAGCATTTAAAGAAATGAATAGTGTTTATATTGCTATGGATCAGGCTCTTGCTGATGGCGCAGAGCGATTATCTGGCGATGCTTTATCTACACAGTATCAGAGAAAAATTAATAATGTTTTTTTTAGACTTAATTTTCTAGATCAGTGGACTAAGTTTGTTCAGCTTACTTCTTTTACTACAGCTAAAGAATTAATAAATGATAATCTTGGAAAGATTGCAGCAACTATAGATGCTCCTACAGTCAGGACTCAGCTACAGATTGATGAGCTTACGGAGCTTGGTATTGATGTAAATAAAGCATTAGATTGGTATAACGCAGGAGCTAAAAGATCTGATGAGTTTTATCAAAATGATATAATAAAAGCTGCTGGTAGGTATACTAATGAAGTTATTTTAAATCCTAGCCCTGAAGCTGGTATAAAACCAAATATTATGAGTAATCCTAAAACTGCAATATTAACGCAGTTGATGGGCTACCCGGCTGCTTTTACTAATGTAATTCTTAAAAAATTTATAACTGATAGTATTAAAGATCCTGTTGGGAATATTCCTAAAGTTGGAACTGCGGCTATTATGATGACAGGTATGGCGGCAGCAACTAACTACGTTAGAACTCACGGAGAAAGTGTTAAAAATAAAGATGATAGTGAAATTATATTAGAAGCTATTACTCGTTGGGGAGGCAATGGTCTTCTTTTAGATCAATACCAAAGGGCTAGAAAAGCCCAAGAGGTTTATCAAAGTAATGTTGCGTTTGCAACTGGGCTTGGTGGCCCTATTCTAGGTGATATGTATAGAGCTATTAGGCTTGATGCTGTTCCTGCCCAATTAATAGGTAAAAAATTCGTTCCTTATGCAGCAATCGGGCCTATCTTAGGAGATGATGTAAAAGATGATTATGATGACGCATTAAAAAATATAGACAAAAAATTAAGGGAGCTTATACCAGAAAGAGAAAAGCGGTTACAGTATACATCAGGAGGAATCGTAGAGTTTTTTAAAGTTCCTAATGCCCCGGAAGTTCCTAGAGAACGTATTGATAAGATGACAGGGCAGACTTATGACGAACAATCTAAAGACGAAGACCCTTTAAGCCGTCTTGGGTTTAGTGTAGGCGGTAAACTTCTTGGAAAACTTATTAAAGAACTAGCCATAAAGGACATTGATGAAGATACAGCCGAACAAGCAGCAGAAGAACTTAGAAAAAGATCGACAGTATTTGCAGATACAAGAAATGAACAAGAAGAAATTATCGCAGATAGAGTTAAAGCGGTTATGGAAGGCAGAAGCTTCACTAATCCACAAGACTTGGATTATGATATAGAGGATGTTTTAGATTCAATAGGGGCTAGAGAACGTCCTGAAGATTCTTTTATAAAAGCAAGATCTCTTTTTAATATGTCACAAAGCGTAAGAAAAGGACAAGACACTAGCCCTGAAATAGAAAGAGATAAAATAAAAAATGCTATAGGTGAAATGAGGGCTTCTCAAAACGGTACGATTGTTGATGAAGATTTAGCAGAACAGTCTAAGGTATTTAGCAGTTTACTTTTAAGGATGCCAAAAACTAAGCAGCCACTTTTACAAAGTGATCTTCCTGATGACAGATCAAAAAGCCTTAGAAAGTTTTTAAAAGACTCCAAAGTAAAAAAGGAAGTTTTCAGAGCAACAGGGGACGGTATAGAAACTGACTTTGAAATTAACTTTGCTTTCCCTAGAGAGCTAGGGCCTCACTTTGGTACAGAAGCTCAAGCAACTGACATACTAGACTTAGCTAGAGTTCCTCAAATGCAAAGAGGATACCTTAATATTAAAAATCCATTAGTTGTTGATAGGGACTATGGCGTTTGGGATGCTGTTAATTTACTTACTGATAAAGAAGACTTACAGTTAATAAGTAAACAGATAGCAAAACAAACAGGAGAGAAGGCTTCAAAAATAGAAGATGAAATAGCAGCTAGGGTTAAACCAAGCGTTAAGGCCTACTACAGGATAATGAATCGAGTAGACCTAGACGGAGAAACTTACTCTCTTGCTAAACATACTGCACAGGCTAATGCTAATGTTATTTTTAAAAAGTATTTACAGACCAAAGGATTTGACGGTGTTAAATACTTAAATAAAGGTGAAGGTAAAACCCCTGCATCTTCTTTTATTGCATTTGAACCTCAACAGTTTAAAAGGTCTTTTGCGTCTGAGTTTAACCCTGATGACCCACGCTCGTTTAAATATGGCGGTGGGAAAATTTTAAAGTCTTTAAGTTTTAGAAATGAATAGAGAAAGTATTTTTGAACAGCTTAAAATAGATGAGGGAGTAAAGTATTACATTTATATGGATCATCTAGGCTACCCTACTTTTGGTGTAGGTCATCTTATTCTTGATACTGATGAGGAAAGCGGTAAGCCTATGGGAGCTACTGTTTCAGAAGAAAGAGTTCAAGAGTGCTTTGAAAAAGATTTAGACATCGCTATCTCTGAGTGCGAAGTAATGTTTGGAAAGGAAACTTGGTGTGAGTTTCCCGGTGAAGTGCAAGAGATCTGCGTTAATATGATGTTTAATTTAGGCCGTCCCAGATTCTCAAAGTTTAAAAATACTATAAAGTATTTTAAAAGTAAGGATTGGTCTAAGGCAGCTACAGAAGCTAGAGACTCAAGATGGTATAATCAGGTCGGTAATAGGGCTGAGAGGCTCTGTAAGAGGTTAGAAGGCGTATGAATTGGATAACTAGTCTTATATCCCCTGTTGCTAATATAGCAGGGCAGGTAATAAAAAACAGGGGTGAGATTGCAAAAGCAAAACATGATGCAAAAATGCAGACCATTCAAAACAATGCTGATTGGGAAGCTAAGATGGCTGATGCTTCTGCAAACAGTTGGAAAGACGAATTTTGGACACTGGTACTCAGCGTTCCCATTTTTATGATAGGGTACAGCATCATTGTAGATGACCCCTCAATAATTGCAAGAACTAAATTAGCTTTCCAAGCCTTAGATGAACTTCCAGATTATTATCAGTATTTACTTTTTATTTGTATATCAGCTTCATTTGGAATTAAAGGAGTTGATCGTTTACTTAGTCTAAAGAAAAAATGAATAAAAAATTAGAACCGGGAAGCGAGTATGAAAAATACGATAGTGACGGTGATGGTGTCGTTACAGATGAAGAACTTGCTACAACAGAAAGGTTACAGTCTCTTGAAATAGCTAATGAAAAAGCCGAAGCTCAAAAGAATATGTGCTGGTTTGCCTTGTTCGGTATGCTTCTCTACCCAAGCGGTATTGTTATCACATCTTTTTTAAAATTGGATCAAGCTGCATCTATACTAGGCGATATTGCGTCCGTGTACTTCATCAGCGTTTCAGGTTTGATAGCAGCTTTTTTTGGCTTCCAGAGTTTCAACAAAAAATGATAGAATTAATTCTTGTTATTGGATTTATACTTGGCTATGTGCTAGGTAAATATGTTAGCTGAAGTAGCAGCCTGTGTATCCTTAATAAAAGGGGTAAACGATGCGATTGCAGCAGCTAAAGAGGCTGGTGGTAATGCCTCTGCCTTTGCAAATATTATTGGAAACTTTGCAAAAGCTAATGATAAAGTTTTAGAAACTGAAAAGAAATATGTAGGTAAGTTATCTGTACAAGATAGTATGCAAATACAGATAGCTAAAAGACAGCTATCTACTTTTAATCAGCAACTAAAAGATATAATGCTAATGCAAGGACTCTCTGGAGACTACAACGAGATTATGAATCGAGTTGAAGAGAGCCGCTTAGAACATGAGAAAAGATTAAAAATATTAAAAATTAGAAGAAAAAAAAGAGATGAAGAACTTCAACTTATACTTCAAGTTTTAATGACTGCTATTTGCGGAGTGGGTATTGTAGTTATGCTTGCTTGGATGTATACTCTTTTTAAATGATATTCGCGTTTCTTTTAGTTGTTTTAGTTAATGAAGAAGTCGTTTCGGATGACAGAATGTTATTTCGTAGCGGTTATAGATGTAATTTTTTTGCTCATCTTGTAGAAACAGGAAGACATAAACCAAAAGGAAACGAGAGGATATACAATGAACAATCCAATATTTCAGCTTACTGCATCCCTAAAATGGTTCCCCGGAGGAATACTACCTTTTACGACTAAAGAGGAAGGAATTATTTTAGAATATAATCAAGCCTTTGGAGAATCAGATGGCAAAAAAGAAAGCCCCAGCAAAGAAGAAGAAAAGTAAAAGCAAAGTAAATGAAGCTGGTAATTATACTCAGCCTACTATGCGTAAAAACTTATTTAATAAAATTAAAAGAGGATCTAAAGGCGGTAAGCCGGGGCAATGGTCGGCTCGTAAAGCTCAGATGTTAGCTAAACAATATAAAGACGCTGGCGGTGGGTACAAGTAAAAAACTTTGGAGACTTTGGTGTAAATCTATTGGCGAGAAAGCATCCGACAATGCCAAAGAAGCCGATATCGTTGCGCTGTTTAGAACAGTTATTGTTCTAGTAAATTTTATTACTTGTTTTTTTATAGTAGCAGGAATACTACATCATTGGTAAGGAGAAATAAAATGAAATGTCCTATATGTAATTTAAATTTTTGTGTTTGTGGAATGTTAATATGTACTTCTTTGAAAGATGGATAAAGACGGTCAATAAAGACTACTCTAAGTTATTTAGATTTTGTTTAACGCATGAGGTAAAGATGAAGATAAAAGCACCACCGGGTTATCATTGGATGAAACAGAAAGATGGAACTTATAAGTTTATGAAACATAAGGGAGAGTTTGTTCCGCACAAAGGAGCAAGCTTGTTTGCTAATTTTCCAGTACAAAAAAAGCATACTACTAATGGCCCGAAAAAAAGATCCTAAAGTAGGCACTGGAAAGAAACCTAAAGGCAGCGGAAGGAGGCTGTATACTGATGAAAATCCAAAAGACACTGTGCGAATATCTTACAAAACTCCAGCAGATGCTAAAAAAACTGTGGCAAAAGTTAAAAGAATTAACAAGCCCTTTGCTAGAAAAATTCAAATCCTTACTGTCATGGAACAAAGAGCCAAAGTAGCTGGCAAGAATGAGCAAGCTAAAATTGCTAAACAAGGTAAGGAAGCTATTAGGAGGAAGCATGGCAAAACAAAGTCAACAACCTCAAAGGGATAAAAAAGAAATAGAAATTTGGATTAAGCAGCAACGAGATAAGGGGCATAATCAATAATGGCACTTAAAAAATCTCAGAAGTCTTTGAAGAAATGGACAGAGCAAAAGTGGCGAACTAAGTCTGGTAAAAAATCTAGTAAAACTGGAGAGCGTTACTTGCCTGAGAAAGCTATAAAGTCTCTTTCAAATAAAGAATATGCTGCTACCACTCGTAAGAAAAGGGAGGACACTAAGAAGGGCAAACAACACAGTAAGCAGCCCAAGAAGATTGCAAAAAAAACTAGATCTTATAGGAAGTAAAGATGCGAGAAGAATATAAGAAAGGTGGTAAATCTAAAAAACGTGATCCTAGACTAGAGAGGGCAGGAGTAAGTGGATATAACAAACCGAAACGCACACCGAATCACCCGACAAAGAGCCATGTGGTTGTCGCTAAAGAAGGTGACAAAGTCAAAACCATTAGATTTGGACAACAGGGAAAGAAAGTCGGGACAGTTAAAGGAACGGCAGGGAAACCCAAAGCAGGTGAATCTGCACGTATGAAAGCAAAACGTAAAAGTTTTAAAGCTAGACACGCTAAGAATATAAAACGTGGTAAAATGAGTGGGGCTTGGTGGGCTGATAAGGTCAAGTGGTGATGGAAGAATTTCTTGCGTATCCAGAACCTGTAGAGAATGCTGTAATTAGATTTAATACTGATGCCTTGTGTCACCTAGCTACTGCATATAGTTCAGCACAAGACCAAAAAGAATGTAAGCTATTATTAAGTTTAATGGAAACTCATTCTAAGTTTCTTTTAGAGACTAGTGAAAAGATGTTACTACGTAATAAATTTTATGTAAGAGAAGTTATTCAGTAGATTTATTTTTATAATCTTCTATAGCAGCTTTTACAGCGTCTTCAGCCAGTACAGAACAGTGAATTTTAACAGGAGGCAAGGCAAGCTCTTCTGCAATCTCAGTGTTCTTAATAGTTTCTGCTTCCTTTATAGAGCGACCTTTAACCCATTCAGTAAGTAAAGAGCTTGAAGCAATAGCCGATCCGCATCCGTAAGTTTTAAACTTAGCGTCTTCAATAATACCGTCTGTGTTTACTTTTATTTGAAGGCGCATTACATCACCACAAGCAGGTGCGCCAACCATTCCAGTTCCTACATTAGAATCATTTTCATCTAGCTTCCCTACGTTTCTTGGGTTATCATAATGATCTAATACTTTATCGCTATATGCCATTTAAGGAAACCTATGTTTAAGAAATGTGGTTCAGTGCTGATAGTTCTTCTTCTAATATTCTGTGCAGCCCCTGTAGTTTAGGAAGTCCTTCCGTAACTACTTTTTTTATTACTGGTATATCATTACCTTTAAATACTTTAGAAACTTTATCTTCTGGTAAAGACGTATATTCAGTCATTAAAAATCCTTTAGAGTCAATGAAGACCCTAAAGGATATTATGTTACCTTCTTTCATGAGAAAGACACCTTTGATACATTACCTCTTAGACCTGCTTTCATGTAAGTTGTTGCCCTACCTTCAAAGAAGTTTTGATGTTCTACTCCTAGTACATCGTCCAACCAATCCAAAGGATTATCTTTAACTCCATAATTAGGTTTTAACCCTAACTGTAGCAGCCTTCTATCAGCAATATATCTTATATACTTACTCATGTCTTCTTTAGTAAGCCCTTCAATATCTCCCATCTGAAAGACCAGATCTAAAAACCTATCTTCTAAATCTACCATATCTCTACAAGCTTGATAGATTTCTTTTTTAAACTCATCAGTCCATAGATCTATATTTTCTTGCATAAACTCTCTGAAGAGTTTTGTCATTGCCTCTACGTGAAGCGATTCATCACGTATACTGTAAGTGATTATTTGACCCATGCCTTTCATCTTACCGAATCTAGGAAAGTTTAACAAGATAATAAAGCTAGAGAATAACTGTAAGCCTTCAGTAAAGCCTGAGTAAATTGCTAGGGCTTTAGCGATAGACTTTTTATCTGCTTTAGATACTCTTACTTTGTCAATATAATCATGTTTATCTGCCATTGCTTCATACTCTGCAAATGCTTTGTACTCAATATCTGGCATACCTACAGTGTCCAAGAGCAAACTATATGCGTGTTGGTGGATACTTTCCATGTTATTAAAAGATCCCATCATCATTCTAGCTTCAGGTTTCTTAAATATTCTCATGTACCTATCCACATACCCGGTAGATACATCTACATCAGATTGTGTAAACAACCTAAATATTTGAGTAAGAAGATTTTTTTCAGAGGCGTTTAAACTTTGCCAATCTTTTACATCGTTATGTAGAGGTACATCTTCTGGGAACCAGTGCATTTGATTTTGCTGTACATAGTAGTCAAACATCCAAGGATGATCGAAAGGTTTATAATATCCTCTTGCGTTTAGTAGGCTCATTATGTTTCTTCCATAACCGTAGAAGTCAATAAGTTGTGTTTAAATAGCTCGATCATATACACCATTTCTTCTGTTTTAAAATTAGAAGTACATCTAGCAGAAAGACTTCCGTTTTTATCCCACCCGATTACCAATACTTCCTTGTATTGATCTTTGGCGTGTTCAAGTAAACTATCAGGATCACTCTTAACTTCTGGAAATAAATTAACTACTTTGTTCATGGTTACTCCTTAACCTGCTCTGGGAAATAATGCTTGTAAATCTCTTCTTACTTCATGTCTTAATACAGGTCTACAATCTCTTGTAGCTCCCCAAGTTTTACAAACCATAATATAATTATCTTCATTATACTGTCTTGTACCTGAACCTTGCAGATCAAGATCGGTAGAAGAGCAACCCATCAAAGTTAAAAATATTAGGAATGGTACAGCGTTTTTCATTTTACCTCCTGCGGTAATTAAAGTTTTAGGTTATTTATCCCTCACAACTTAGACATCCTTCATCTTCTAAATTGATTCTTGGAATTTTGATGTTTACATTTTCAGTATTTCTAGCAGCACTAGACCTGAAATAGTAAAGAGATTTGAGTTTGTTTGCACCTAACCAGTGAATGTTACTTACATAGTTTAAGTAATCATCATGCACCTCTTGAGGGGCGGTAGCTGGTGGAGGTTCAAAAAATAAATTGACGCTTTGGCTCTGACAAAGATAATCTTTTCTATTGTAAGCGTGTTCAATAATATTTAATTGATTTATTTCGGGAGCCGTTAAGAATATTTCTTTTTCATCATCTGAAAGTTCCTTAATATCTTTTACGGAACCATCTGCGGCTGCGATTTGTTTCCACAGTTTTTCTGTATTAATTTCTTTTTCTTCAAGAAGTCTTTCAAGATACTTATTCTTGACCTTGTAAGAGCCTGTTAAAGTTTTGTGCGTATATACATTAGCCCGGAATGGCTCAATAGAAGGGCTTGTTCCACCGCATATAATACTGCTAGAAGCGTTAGGGGCAATAGCGAGGAGATGAGAATTACGCATATTACTATAAAGCATATCAGGTGACTCACCCCTAATTTTAGCAAGCCCTTTACTAGCATAAACTGATTCCTCTTTGATGTGCTTGAAAGCTCTGTTGTTGAATGAAGCGGCATACATACCCGAAAAAGATATGTTGTTGCGCTGTAAATAAGCATGAAAACCCATCGCCCCAAGACCAACTGCCCTTTCTCTATATGCTGAATAAGCGGCTTTTGCATATCCTTTTTTATCTTCTGGAACATAATTCATAAACTCCTTTAGTGAAGTTGGAACGTGCAAGGGCCTCTCGTCCATTACATCGTCTATGAAATGCTGTAGTATATTATCTAGCATCATAATTAAATCAAAAATAAATTCTTCGTTGTCTTTCCAATAGTCAAAATATTCTAAGTTTACACTGGATAAACAACATACTGCTGTTCTTTCCTCATCGGTAGGTAAAGTTATTTCTGAACATAAATTACTTTGTCTTACATGGAGTCCTAAATTCTTTTGAAATTCATTAAGAGCTTCATTACAATTATCTATGTTTACTAAGTAAGGCTCTCCAGTTTCTGCCCTTGTATGAATTAACTGAAACCATAGTTCTCTTGCCGAAATAGTTTTTACAGCTTGCTTTGTCTTCGGATCTATAAGCCTCCAATCACTATCATTTTTAACGGCATCTAAAAAATCATTAGTTAAATTTATTCCGTTGTGGAGATTAAGACACTTTCTATTTAAATCCCCACCTGTGCTTTTACGCATTGCAATAAACTCTTCTACTTCTGGGTGAGATATATCCAAGTACGCAGCATAGCTACCCCTTCTAGTTACGCCCTGATTGAAGGCCATCATTTGACTATCAACAACGTGCATAAAAGGTATAGTCCCGGTAGACTGAGATCCGTTACTTGTTGAAGTGCCGTTACTTCTTACACTACCCCAATAACCTCCAAGGCCTCCTCCAGAACTAGCAAGCCATATGTTTTCATCATAGTGGTCACTAAGGCCTGTTCTGGAGTCTGGGACATAATTTAAAAAACAAGAAATAGGTAGGCCTCTGCTAGTGCCACCATTAGAAAGGATAGGTGTGCTAAACATAAACCAATTTTTGCTTGCGTAGTCATATAACCTCTGAGCTAATTCGTAGTCCGTAGATTCATTGGCCCCTTGTGTTGCTCCGAAAACTGCTGCCCTAGCATAAGCTTCTTGAGCGTGAGTTTCATCCTGCCAGAAATACCTATCTTTTAGTGTCTCTTTAGAAAAAGAATCCAATAAATTTTCTCTATCGTAATTTATTTTTATTCCTAGATAGTCTTGTATTCCTGTTTTCACTATTTTTCTCCCTGTGTATATTCCTCTACTGCCTTCAATAATTTTTTATCGTACCATGCAGCTTTACTTAAATCCTCTATGGGCTTGCCCTTGTACCACATTCTCCATCGGTACTTTAGAGTGTTTCCACGTAGGTATCCTATATACTCTTCTTCGGTTAGCATGGCTTTAATAGCATCGATACATTCTATATCCCCATTATTATAATGAGGAGGTTTGTTTACATTATCTTCAGTTAGCCTTCCTTCGTAATACAGACCGCCATTAGTATATCCTCTATCGTAACTACATATTTTTTTATTGGCTTTATCCCATTCTTCAGGTGTAACATCATTAAGTTTCATTGCATCTCCAAGTCAAGTTTATCATCTTCTTTTCTAGCATCGGCATCTATCCACTCATCAGGAATACTGTCTTCACTAAACCATCTAAATTTATTTCCAGATGCCCATTCTGCATGGCTTCTTTTAGTTCCATCTTTTCTTCTCTTAGCTCCCGGCATTGGGGCAGATGGATTGGCAAACAAAAATACTAGCTCATATCCTTCTGGTAAATATTTTTTTATCCATATATATTTACTATACTCTGCGTGATCCCAAAATCTTCCTTTAGATTCTAATAGAATAGTTTTATTCTCTAGCTTTCTAACAAAGTCTGGTTCGTAAGTATGTTCAATAACATAATTAATTTTATCGGTGTGGTGAGTCCAATCTTTTAAAATAGACTCATGCAGGACAGCTTCCCATACTGAATCGTATCCTTCGTATCTGCGATAAGGACGTTTAACTCTAGGTTTTCTGCGCTTTGGTTTAGGTATTAGTTTCTTTTTTGCTTTGATTCTAAATCTCTCATACTGATTTGACTAATATCATGGCCTTCTTGCACTAGTTGTTTTATTGTTTTTATTGTCCATTTTCTAGTGTAGAAACTAATTCTGTTCCCTTTGTCTGTACTAAAATATTCTTTTGCAGGTAAGAAACTATCCATGTTTTCTTCAGATATTTTTTCTTTTTCTTCATCGGATACTAAACTACGTACCCAATTTAACAAAAGAATATCGGCTTGTCTTCTAACTTTCTTGTATGTTTTTCTATTCATTAAGCTACCTCCTCAACCCTTGGAGGCTTATCTACTTTAGTGAGATAGACAGGCCCTTTAGCATATAAGAAGGTTCTTAAACCCTTACCTTCATTAGCATCAGAATAGCATTCAAACTTGTAGGGACAGTAGTAACAGTTCTTATGTATCTTCATGTTACCGCTTTTACCGTCAGGCTCTTCATTATAGCAACGAGGAGGAGGGGTGTCAAACGTAAGGGCCTCTTTTGTTTTATTTATTTTATCTTTAATGTTAATCTTATCTAATTCTTCTGGTCTGTATAAGGCAAGCTCTCCACTTTCTTTATTGATGGCTAGAAAGCCGCCTTCAGAAGTCCCTTCGTTTTCTTCATATCCACAGAGTTGAGCTATGTAGCCAAAGGGATCATCCTCTGCTAACGTGCCAGACTTAAACTTGTTAAAGGCCCTGCCTGAAGCTGTCTTTACATCAACTACTTCTCCGTCTATCTTGCAGTCCATGTGTCCTAAAATGCCGTTTACTTCTACTTCTTTTTGTTCATCAGTAACTTCATGGCCTGATAGTTTTACGAACAAAAGTAAAAGTTCTTCTAATAAATGCCCATATAAAAACTTAATAAGCACCGGGGAAGAAAGTTTATTTTTATTACTTTCATCTCTACTCTCATACCAAAGTTGTCTAGAAGGTTTACCTATGTTGCTCATTCTTAAACCTTTAGTCTGAGCTTTAGGTTTAGCCCAATGTAAGAGAGCTTGTTTCATACGCTCTCCAAATTCTTCTGCCATCGCATCAGGAATCTCTAAGTCTTTTCCGTCACTTATACATTCAATCTTAGAGTATATGTCTTCTATTAAAGTATTTAATTTAGTCAAGATATTCTATCGCCCTCCGTAGTTGTTCTTTATCATCATTAAAACCTCCTAGAGATCTATTACATTTGTGGCAAAGCCATCCTCTAAAAGATTCTGTTTCATGGCAGTGGTCTAATACCCACGATCCATTCTTGTTATTTCCCTGACCAGACACTTCTTCTTTTGTTCCTAAACAAATAGGACAAGTATAGTCATCATCTGGCATTCCATGCTTTTCTCTTAACTCCTCTCTTACTTTTCTTAAAGCATTATTACATTGCTTACATTCAGATCTAAGATAATTCCCACCAGATGCAAAATTAAAATTATTAATAGGCAAATTTCTATTGCATTTATTACAGAGTTTGTAATCTTCATTAAATAAATCTAATTGAAAAGGTTGTTCATCAATGTGTTTCTGACCAGTTATCTCCGACATTATAATCTCCGTCTAGAGGACAGTTTAATGTTAGGGTTCTTTGTACTTCTTGAAGTGCTTTTACTCCTAGTTGACCCACAAACTCAGCCTGTTCCTCTAACACTTCTACTTGCCATTCATCGTGGACATTGCAAACAAAGGAAGCATCTAGGTTATTTCCTTTGATCATCCTATTAAAAAGTATTAACCCTTGTTTCATTACAATGGCCCCGGCTCCCTGTAGTAAGGTATTTAAAGCTGCGTGTCTCGTCCTAACATAGAGTTTCCTACCATCTAATCCTTTGAGGTAGCCCTTTCCAGATGCTCTTTCAACTCTATCTGTAAGTGCTTTGAATGATGGGAGATTATCAATGAACTGTTCTCTAAGTCTTGTACCAACTTGTTTACCTCCTCCAGCCACTGACCCAAGCTTTGCATTTCCTGCACCGTATACGAGGGCATAGATGAACGTCTTCGCCTGACTTCTTGATTCAAGTCCTGCAAGTTTTTGATTAGCGGTGTGTATGTCTCCATTAATGATTTCATTAATATAATCCTCATCGTTCATGTAGTGTGCTAACATTCTTAATTCTAACTGAGAAGCATCTATTCCTACTAACTTATATTTTTTAGGAACTGTCCAACAACTCCTGCATTCTTTACCAAAGGGCGCATTTGAACTAGGAACCTGTGCTAAATTAGGATGAGAGTGTGTCATTCTAGATGTTATTGCACCGTTAGTATTCACAAAACCTCTAACTCTGTTGTCCTCTTCAGCGTGTTCTATCCAAGATATAACTTGTGCCACTCTCTTTTGATACATTAAATAGTCACATATCAAAGAAGCTTCTGGTATATCTTTTACTTTAGATAATATTTTCTCATCTACTTGTGGTTGACCAGTAGGTGTAAATACTTTCGGCTCCCACCCAAAGGAAATAAGATATTCACCTATTTGTTTCCTAGAGCCTAGATTAAATTCTGTGGTATGAACTCTAGGTACTTTTACTTTCATTCCATTTTTACTGTGCAATTCTTTCATTGCATCGTATTCGGTTGGTGTTAGTCTAGTGTTCTTACCAAAGTTATCAGTCGCTGTTTTAAGAAGCTCTCCTGTCTTACCTAGGTTAGGATAAAGGTATTTTGTTTCTTCTCTAGGTAGAAACTTTTCATGTACTTGAGTTACTACCCGATCCATTTTATCTTGAAGACCACCTAGAAGTTTTGTTGCGTAAGGTACATCAAGCAAGAAACCTTTGCGTCTTTGTTCTGATACAATCTTATAGGTTTCCATTTCAATGTTGACACTGTCTGGTGAGAAACCTTTGCTCTCATGTTTCAATGCCTCAAATACTTTAGCATTAAGTCTTACATCTTGCATACAGTATTTAAGCATATCTTCAGAGTAAACTGCATACTCCTCAAAATCTATTTTAGGTGAACCTAAGTCGTATCCCCATTTCTCTAAACCATGATTGCCTTCTCTGACAGGATTAAATAATCTTGAAAGGACTAAAGTATCTACTATCTTTTTATCCCACAAAGACACCCCGGCAATTTGCTCTATAACTGGTATATCAAATCCAATTATATTATGACCTATAAGTTTATCGGCAGACTGTAATAGCTTGTATCCCTCAGATAAAGTATCTGGAGTAAACATATATTCTTTATTGGAGTCAATATCTATGCAACAGATACACCATATTTTAGTAGCTTTTAAATCATCAGTTTCAATATCGAATACTAACTGCTTCAAAGCTCTACCTCCTCATCATCACCAAAGTCAAACACTTCCGTTAGTCTACCAGTATCCTTGTTATAATGTAAGGCTCCTGCTAGTCCAACGTCACCTGTATATCTTGATTTAAGTATTCTCATCTTAGTGGTAGAAGCCTCGATAGGATCATCTGATTGCTGATTACGCTCTAAAGCTATAACACAATCGCTTATTTGACTGATGCCATTAGAGCCTCTGAGGTGAGCTAGAGATACTTCTGCGCCCTGTTCATGTCCCCTGTTACCGTCTATCCTACGTAAGTGAGATACTAATACTAAACCTGCCCCGGTTTCTTCTACAAGAGATCTGAGCCTAGTCATTATATTATCAATCGCTCTACGCTCATCGCCTTCAGCTAGGGCAGAGGTCATCATACCAAGGTGATCTACAATAATCCATTTACAATCAAGGCCTTGCACCATATACCTAATCTTAGAGAAAAGCTCCTCTACATTATGTTCCCCAAGGTGAGAGTGAATCCATAGTCTGTTCTCGCCTTCTTTACCATAGAGGTTATCAAAGTGTTCATCGAGTTTTTCTGGTGCATACTCTTCTCTAACTTGTTTTATAAATAACCTAGCACCTGCCTCAATAGATAATAGCCCATCCACTGTACGTTGCCAGTTTTCTTCTAGAGCTAGTATGCCTAAGTTATCTTCTGTATTTTTTAGAATCCAATGCTCAAGCTCTCTAGTAACTGAGGATTTACCTAGTCCAGTACCGCCAGTAAGAGTGACTAACTCGCCTTGTCTTAGACCATATAACTTATCATTAAGTCCCTGCCAAGGATAAGGAATAGACTTCATTTCTTTGCGAGTGAAATATTCATTCTTCATCTCAGAAATATTAAGAACTCCGGCAGGAGTGTAAGACTTAGCATTCCACCAAGAGGCTTTGTATGCGTCCTTCCTCCTGTTTCTTAGCATATCATTAGCATCTTTAAAGTCAGGTGGCAGAGAGACTATCTTAGCCTTACCGGGTTTAATTAAATCTGCTACTTCAATAGCCTTGGCATTACCTAATTTATCATTGTCAAAATTAATTACTACATTGTCAAATGATTCTATAAACTCAAGGTTTTCTTTAATATCTTTTAATGCCCCTTGGATACCGTTCTTTACAGAAACGACAGGCCATTTAGAATCCATCATTTCATGTGCAGCCATAGCATCACACTCGCCCTCACAGATAGTTAAGAACTTACCGCCCTTCTGAAAGAGTTGCTGACCAAATAACATTACGCCTTTGGGAGAGCCGATCCAATTAAATTCTTTTGTATCACACTTTCTTATCTTTGTGCCGACCACCTCATTTGCTATGTAGTAAGGGTAGTAATGTTTAGATATACCAAAGTCATCACCTTCTGATTTAACACCGTATTTTCTAGCAGTTTCCTCAGATATACCTCTGTCCTTCAAAGGCTGAAACGATCCACCCATTTTAAAACCAGAGGTTTCTTTGTTCCTTTTATGTGTATTAAAATCCATTACTTTATCCTCCCCATAATACGATGTATACCAATGCTCACAACTATAACATTTTGCAGTGCCGTCATTATTAATACTAACTGCATCACTACTACCGCAAACCCGGCAAGGTTTATGGTACTCTACAAAGTGTCTACCTTCTGTCATGTTTCCTCCATTAAAAAAAAGGGAGTCGTTATTGACTCCCCAAGGCCTCGCCACTATTTTCTTTATCAGGCTCCTTTATCTCCGTCCGTTTACCGTTGGACTTTTCTAAATGAAGACCCAATTCTGTACTCAAAGTTATTTCACTAGCCATTAGGACTTTAATCTTTCTTCGTAAGACTGATATTTCCTGTTTAACTTCGGCAAGCATACTAACATACTCTTGAGATTCTGCATCAAGACATTCAAACTTATATTGTTTTGAGTCTATGGTTACTGTTTCGATACTCACAGTTCCATCTCCTCATCATCGTCCTCCACTTCAAACTCATCACCATCTGTAGAGTAAGATACTAAGTCAATGACTTGCATACCTTGAAAGTCTAAGCCCCTGTACTTAACTCCTTGTCGCTCAACTTCCCAAGGCTTGTACTGAACCTTAACTCTCGATCCGTTTCCAACCTTACAGTTAAGAGGATTCCTACCCTTGTCAATTAACTTAGGTGCTTTCCTTATCATACCGCCCGGGCCGTTTACCTTGCGCTTAATAATTACTGTAGGCCCTTCTTCTTTATCAACAACTTTGATTCCGTCTGACCTAAGACGATCCGCTTCATCGCCACTGATTACTAAGTTCACCGTATACACTGGCTCGAAAGTCGTGTTCGGTGAAGTAACACTTGCCCAATACGCTATACCTTCTATCAACATATTTACTTTACTCCGTTATTTAAGTTCCGACAATGGTAGCACACTTTGCTTTTTTGGTCAAGCATAGTCACGCTCCCAACCTTTTTTTCTTTTATAATTTCCAGTTTGATTATACTCA